GCAGGTCGTTCTGTTATGGCTCAAATTAGGTCATGGGCAAATAACTTAGAATGGTTTGAATTTGGAACTGGTGCTAATACTGTTTCATATACAAGAGTATCAGCAACGCAAATATCAATGGCAGTTAATGTAGTTGACCAATTTCACGTTAACAGACGAGTACGCATTGTAGATGGTACTGGTGCTACATTATTTGGTAGAGTTACAGCTAGTGTCTTTAACAGCCCTAATACTGCACTAACTTTTGAATTTGATAGTAGTTCATTAGGTTCTGGCAATCCAACGTCAGTTTCTTATGGAATTGTATCTGCAACAAACACATCATTGCCTAGTGTAGTTCCAACTGGCACGATACTAATGACTGGTGGTGCTAGTGCTGATTCTGGTTATCTGTTTTGTGATGGCACTGCATACTCTAAGACTGGTTATTCAGCATTGTTTACAAAGATTGGCACTGCTTTTGGTTCATCTAGTACAACATTTAACGTACCAAACTTACAAGCAAAGTTTCCATTAGGTAAATCTGGTTCACATGGATTAGGTACAACTGGTGGCACAACAAGTCAAACACCAACAGGTACAAACTCTACACCAAGTTTTACTGGTAGTGCTTTTACACCATCTGGTTCAGTATCAGTTTCAGTAAATAATCACACTTTAACTGAAGCACAAATGCCCAACCACACACACTATTTATTTGGTAATCATTCAATGAATGGTAATGCAGGTGCAAATTTTAAAAGAATAAATAATAGTGATACTGGTGTTAGTGTAAACACCACAGCCTCATTAGAATATTACCTACAATCTGGTTCTGATGATTTTAAATATAGAATTGCTTATAGTAGTGAAACACCATCAGTACACAATTCATCTGGTGCAGGTAGTAGTTCTGCACATAATCATGGTGCATCTGGTTCTTTTAGTGGTGCAAGTGTAACGCCATCTGGTTCTATTTCAACACCATCATTTACTGGTAATGCAATAGACGTAACTAACCCTTATGTTGCACTCAACTATCAAATTAAATATTAGGATTATATTATGGGAATAGAAAGATATAGAACTACTGCATCACTAAATGGCAACGTACTTGATACTGGCTCATTTCAAGAAAACCAAAGCCCTAGTTCAGTTAATGATGGTGCTAGAGAGTTAATTCGTAATATAAAGCAATGGTATCTTGAGGCAGAATGGATTGAGGTTGGTAATGGTGAAATAGCAGTAAACTATACTAGAGTTAATGGAACTCAAGTAACCATAGCATCTGACGTAACATCTAATTACACCAAAGGTCGTAGAGTTAAATTAAAAGATGGCACTGGTACTACCTTATATGGTCAAATAACCAATGTTGCTTATAATAGTCCAAACACGACTATTACTATGTCATTTGATGGTGGTGGGTCTATTGGTTCTGGTACTATAACAAGTTTAAAACTTGGTATTGTTAACCCTGCAAACTCATCTATACCTGCAACCTCACCGACTGGTTCTATTGTCATGTGGTCTGGTGCATCAATTATAGATGGCTTTTTGTTTTGTGATGGTTCTTTAAAAAACAAAACTGATTTTCCAGACTTGTTTGCTATTTTAGGAAATACTTATGGTACACAAACATCAAGTCAATTCTATCTACCAAATCTGCAAGATAAATTTGCAATAGGCAAAGGTTCAACATATTCGACTTTAGGTGGCACTGGTGGTGCTACAACAATAACCCCAAGTGGTTCAAATTCAGTGCCTAGTTTTAGTGGTAGTGCTTTTACACCATCTGGTTCAATTAGTATTTCTGGTACAGTTGCAGGACACTCAATTACTCAAGCACAATTACCTAACATAACTTTACAATCTAGTGGACTTGCTAAACAAGAAGTGCCACCTGCAAACAGAGGTTCATCATCTGGTGGTGGTGCAACCTATACAAACTTATCAGTTCCTTTAGGTGGTTCAAACCAAGCACACTCACATGGTTGGTCTGGCTCTGGTTCATTCAGTGGTGCAAGTGTAACACCATCTGGTTCAGTTACAGCACCATCTTTTACTGGCACTAGTGCCTCAATCATTAACCCATATATAGCTATGAACTATATTATTAAGACCTAAAATGAGTACAAAAAAAATATTAGAAAGTATTGATACAATTAAAGCAGATATTTACGATTTAAAAACTGGTCAAAAATTAATTGAAAAAGATTTGAATTTACTTCGCACCAATCACTACAAGCATATTGAAATAAGTCTGAATAAATTATGGAAGTTTAGTTTAGTTGTAGGTTTCTTTATCCTAGTTATGTTTATTGATGAGGTACAAACTATTATTTACGAGTTCTTAATAAAATAATTTAATTTACATTTTGAAAAATACAACAACTGCACAAAAAGGTTTGTGGGCAGAGCAGATTGCGTATGCTCATTTTTGCAAACAACCAAACACAATAGTAATGACTGCACTTAATGGAGTCGGCTTGTGTGATTTTGCAACCTTAAATACTCAAACTGGCAGAATACAAAAGTATGACGTTAAATATGGTAGCAAGAGATGGCATCATGGTGATATGCGATTAATACATAGAGTTCCATCTGCAAAACAAAAAAAATTAAATATAAAAATGATTTATGTAATGGAAGATGGAACAGTAACTCAACCAAAGAAAATGAAAAAATGAATAATGAAGAATTAATTTTAGAAGAAACCCCACATGAATATTTAGATTTCAATTATAAATATTTTACCATTGATGAAATGGTTTGCAAACACACTGGATTTCTTGGCTATGATGCAAGGTTTATGGATAGTTTAGTTACATTAAGAGAAAAATGTGGCTTTGCATTGCCAGTCAGTAGTTATTATCGACACCCTACTCACCCAATCGAGTCATCTAAAGCTAATGGTCGTGGTGGCACACACACGACTGGTAAGGCAATAGACCTCGCAGTAGACAGAGAACGTGCATTTATCGTTTTAAAAACTGCATTAGATATGGGTTGTTTTCTGGGCATAGGTATTCAACAAAAAGGAAAGACTAGATTTATACATCTTGATACTTGTACTGCACAAGATGGTTTAACTAGACCNACTATATGGAGTTATTAAACACATGGGCAATAGTAGTGGTGCTAAGTTTCTTAAACACACCAGACTATGAATCTCATTATCAAAAAAAATTATTTAACAACGAAGTAATGTGTCAAGATTTCTTGCATAAAAATCGCATGGAATTAAAACATGATTTAATTCATATCTTTGACACACAACCAGAACATCTAGTTGCAATTAATTTGCAATGTAAAATTATAAAAGGTGAACCAGTATGAACCCATTATTATTTATAAAGCCATTATTAGGTTTAGTTAAAAACCCAGTAGTAGATTTAGTAATTTCAAAGACCACTGGTGCTATTAAGCACAAAATGGATAAGGACAAAATTATCAGAGCCAAAGAGATTGAGGGTGCAACTAAAATAGATGTGGCTCATATCAATGCACAAAAAGACTCCATTAAAGATGAACTGGTTGTTTGTACTTTTTTAGGTTTACTAATCGCCAATTTTGTTCCTTTCATGCAACCACACATGGAAAAGGGTTGGGATTTAGTTGCAAAAGCTGACCCAATGTTTTGGATTATGATTTCTATTGTTGTAAGTGCTAGTATGGGTGTTACTGGCATCAACAAAATTATTTCAAAGAAGAAGTAATTGAGTCCTAAAAAGACTAAGTATCACCCATATAGCAAAAAGTTTCCTGCAACTGATGTTATGGGTATATGCAAAATATGTAATGAAAAAGTCCTAAGAGGTGATGGCTTTATTATGCAAGAAAAGTTTGAACCAACTATACACAAAATATATTATCATCATTCTAAATGGGATAAATGTTTTGAAACACAATGTCTAAATGAAAGAATACAAGAAGAAAAACAAAGAAAAGAAAAACTTGGTTTTCCAGAAAATCCTTTAGACGATTTTTTAAAGAAATTTAAAAATTAAAATAATATATTATTAATAAAATCTTCCTTATTTACTGGCTCATGTATCTCATTAGTCAAATGAATATAGCATTTGTTTGTCGTATTCAAATCATCATGTCCTAAATATGTACCAATATTAAACTGGCTATATATTTCATGTCTTTTCCACATGGTCGCTATCCAAGACCTAAAAAAGTGAAATGCCAAACCTTGAGGCATTGCATACTCACCCTTTAAAAACTTCCTTAATACTCTAAGCCTTGTTGGTTGCTTGTAAAAATCACATTCAGTAATTCCATATTTATCTGTACCACGCATTTGTGGGAACAGTATTTTTTGTGGATTATCAATAAAAGGATTATTTTGCATATTAGTTATGTACTCTTTTAACTTTGTTGCTAACCCTCTACCGATTGGTATAGGTCTATAATCACCTGCATCTGTCTTAGAATAAGTAGATAGATTGCCCTCAACTGAAACTGCACCTTGTACTAAAATATGGTCTGTACCATTATGTTGCAATACAACACTATCATAGGTTAAGCCAAACAACTCTGCTTGTCTAAGACCAGTATTTGCTAATGTATATAATGCAGTGTGCCACACTGGAAATTTATCAAATGGTAATTGTTTATCAAAAAAAGTTTGCATAAAAGGTATAGACCACTGGTGCATTAATCTTTTTAAATTGTTCTTACGAGTACGTTTGTCTAATTTAAAATAACCACTGTCAGATATATGTTTTTCTTTCTTATAATCTGCAATCTTAATATGGTTTTGCATATCGTGTATTACCCTTGCATAACTTTCGACTTTTTCTAAAGTAACAAATATAGCCCTAGTTCGTGCAACTGACTCACCTTTATAACAAGGCAAATTCATAATGCCTTTTCTAAACATATCATAATCAGCATATCCCCACTCTACAAATGGCTTATCTTTAATCTGGTCGCAGGTATTAATAATCTCAATTAATCTTTCCAACTTATTAATTTGCTTTAATGTTTTATTTTGTTTCTGCAAATCAAATTGCATAAAGGTAATTAACTGTATGGCAGTCTGGTTCTTTTCCCTTGCCTTAATCTTTAACCTGCCAGTCTTATATAATGTTAAATGTTTAAACATTTTTGGATATAGCAAATCCCTATCATTAGTAGTAAATCGTTTTCTGCTATTATCTGTTACCTTACCCTCTATCTCAATATAGGTTTGCCACTTACCATTTTTTAATTGAGTTATAGGTGAGCCATTAAGTTTGTTGTACCACTCTTTCTCAACTATTAATTTATCCATATTATCTATCCTCTATTTCTGTTTTTAGTTTTTTTATAACTATTTCTTGTTCCCTTAAATTTAACTTTA